GTTGAAATAATTTTAGTTAGAACATCGAATTTTTTTACTTTAGATTTTTTTTTCATTATTGCCTCTATTCAAAAGAAGCTATTTTAGCTTCAAGTTTTTGTCGAATTACTGGCTTGTCTGGTTCACCATTTGAAACTCTGTAATCTAAGTTTGATAATGCTTCTTCATAAAGTTTTTTAATATCTGATTGATCTGCATTTAAACTTGCACCAAGTTTTGTTTTTTCTTTGCTTCTCATTGATCTTATAAGACTTATAACGTCTGGATTTTCTTGATTTAGCTCATTGTCAATTATATCATTTTTTATTTTATTATTTTTTTCATATATGACACTAACTGGCATCAATTTTAAATCCCAAGAATTATCTATTTGAATATTTCCATTTTGATCCAAATACCATTTATCAATATGATCTACTGGAGGAAAGTCACAACAAGAACCATTATGCTCATTGTGATTCAAATTACACATTTGCTTTATACTTGGAGTTAATCCTTGTGCAAAATCAGGAATTTGAAAGGATTGAATTTCTTGTAGAGTAAAGTTTTCTCTAAAAGATTCTAAAATTATTTGATCATTTTCTCCAGTATACACTCTAACATATCTCATAGATTCTCCTAAAAATAATTATGCACCGCCAAAAACAGCAAAAGAAATTGACGCATCCTTTAAGACATCAGAAAAATCTCTAGCTGTAACATCTATTGAAACTCCAGTTGCACCGACTTGAATAATGTCTGTGTCTGTAATTCTTCCATCGTTTGGAGCAACAGTAACTGTAGATATTGAAGAAATCGCAGTTGTATTACCTGCTGAAGTTATACTTCCATCGAAATTTATTCTATAATGACCAGCGCCAATTCTACTTGAAGAAGCGCAATTATATTCACCAAAAATAATAGTTCCAGACGCATTTACATTACCATGACAACTCACAGTATTTGCAGCAGTAAGTGCATTTACGTTAGATGTAGGATGGTAATCTGCTGTTCCAAATAAAATTTTTCCCATTACTGGATTGTTATTTAAAACAACACTTCCAGTTCCTGTAGAAGAAGTTACTCCAGTGCCTCCTCTTGCAACAGGTAAAGTACCTGAAGTTATCTGTGATGCAGCTATAGATAAAGCTGCTTGATGTTGTGTAACGTTAGATGCTGCAATTCTTGCATCTGCAAAAGTCCCAGAAGTAATTTGTGAAGCTGCTAAAGAAAGTGATCCTTGATGTTGAGTGACGTTAGAAGCGGCAATTCGAGCATTCGCAAAAGTTCCTGATACTACCTGAGAAGCATCAATTGTTATTCCACCTGCTGGCAAAGAATAATTTCCTAAAGTAATTGTAGATCCAGTAGGATAAATTGCTCCTGAAATAGGGATTTCTAAATCAGAGCCGCGGCGCCTAAATAAAACCACTTCATTTTCTTGGGAAACAGCAGTCAATGTGCTTTCGTTTAAAATTGCATATTGGCCAGCAATCAAACTTGAATAAGTTCCAGCTGCTAAAGTTACAGGAGAAGCATTAGTTTTATCTTTGATAAAAACTAAAACTTGGCCATCAAGCAAAGTAATAGGAGAGGCAGAAACACCTATTCTATTTATTTGCTCTCCAGTGGTAACACGGAAAGAAATATCTATAGGCTGAGTGTAAGTAATGGTTGAACCGTTCCAGCTTAAAGTCGAATTGCTTCTTATCATTGTCGGAGAAATAGTTTCAGTTTTATTCTCTAGATACGTGAACCATTCACCACTTCTTAAGTGAATCCAGTTCATATATTGATAAGGAGGCTTTTCTCCTGGAAGCCAACCAACAGCCTGTTTACCAGCCGAAGGAGTGATAGCATAACTCGGGTCACCGTAGCCCCAAGTCGGTTTTTGTGGTTTACTCATTTTATTTTCCCCTAAAAGTTATAGGACAATCCTAGCAAAGCCGCCTCCGATTGTCGCGTCAAAAATATCACCGAATCCTAAACCTAGTGGATCTCCTTCAAAAGAAAATCCTCCAGTTTCAAAATAACCCATTCGATCAAGTCTAACACCTGCAGCCAAAACACTATCCATAAGCCTATAAAGCGCTGCAACGTCGTGAAGTATCAATCGAGCAAAAACACCGCCTATGCTTGGATCAAAGACATCACCAAAACCAAGGCCATCAACACCACCAGCAAAAGCAAAAGAATCAGGCCCGTAAAAATCATATTCGAATTCAAAGTTTCTATTCCCATAAATTTCGACTACTCCTGGAAAATACTCATAAATTCTAGTATCTGTAGATCCAGTAAGTAATCCAAATATTGCGATTACCTCTTCGGGTGTTCCTTTAGAAATATTTATCGCAATCTTTGTTCGAATGGCCAATCGATAAGCTTCATCTGTTCTTCCTTTTCGTCTCTCACCTACAATTTTCCCCATTCCATCAAGTTGCACTCCTGTAGCCGTATCAACCCAACGAAAATTTAAAATTCTAAAAAGCTCATCTTCAATATTATCAAGCGGTCTTATTAAATTTGTAACTAGACCTTTAATCCTAGTTTTTGTCTTAAATTGACTAGCAAGGCGATCAATTGCCGCGCTAATATGTGAAGGAATTCTAGTTAAACTCATATCAAGTTCACCACAATTCTACTTGTGTCCCAAGCTGAAATTTCATCGTCATTGATATTTATATTTGCATCTAAAGTAGGGCTTGGTGCTGTTCCTAAAAGGAAATCTGCATCAAGAATTCCGTCAATGTCCTCAATCGCGGAAAAAAGTTTTATCATAATAACGTCGATACCTATTCCAAAATGCACAATTGAGTAATCAACGATTGCCTGCCTAATTGCAGCAGCTCCACCCACTGGAAAATCTGGCCCAGTTCTAATTGTGGCAGTAACATAAATAGGAATTTCAGTCGGAGTGGAGTATTGAATAATATGAGTAAAACCCATGCTATCAATAATTGGGTAAGAAAGGTCGCCGTAAGATCGAATTCCTGCCGGTTTTACCTGCCAAATTGTATTCACAATGTCTTGATTGTTTCCGCCTAAGACAACAGCCTCGAAAGAATGCGGAGGACGACCGAAAACGTCTGTAACATCTGAATCGTTTTCAAAAACCCTTGCATCTTCAACTTCGTCAATTTCTAAAATCCTTGATCTTATCGCTTCAACAGTTCCAGCTCCTGCAGTTGCAAGAGTCCTATTTCTTCGTGTTCTAAGCTCTGAATCTGTTTCAATCGCTTTACCTGGAGTAATATCGGTCGGATTATTAAAAGAAGCCCATCCAGCAATTGGGCTTTCGATTGTGGTCAATGTATTTGCGTAAGCCTGAATCGCTCCTGCATTTTGAGCTTGTAACCCAATAGTTACATTAGGAAGAACACCTTGCGTTGTAGTTGAAAATGAAAGATTTACTTGAATGCTTGAAGCGGTAAGAGTGTTTGATCCTGCAACGATAAGATTTTGATTTTGAGCTCCATCAGCGCCGGCAAAAGTCACTGTAAATCCTGAAGTATAGTTTCCAGTAACAACAACCCCTGAAAGTCCAGGTAATGAGTTTAAAGCCGATTGAACAGCTGCGGCATTATCATTAAAAGCCAAAACTCCAGTCTCATCCCCATCAAAAATTAAAGTCCATGATCCGCTAGTAGGAACAGCAGAAAATTGAATTCTTTGAACTTCATTTGTTCCTGCTCCAATTGTTGCAGCGGCCACAGTCAGAAACTTAGCAGTAGGATTTCCTGCAACTGAAACAATTGATCCCGCTGGAATAACAGTTCCTAAAGTTCCGTAAGCAATTCCTGATCCTGTTCCTTTAGTAGCTTGAAGTCTTTTGATCCCAGTGATTGCAACAACGTTGTCTAATGTCACATCGCTAGCAGTATCCGGGTAAAAAGCATCGTATACAGCTTTTGCAGCTTCCCAAATCAAGGCTTCACGCTCTGAAAAAATTCCTATTATTTCACCAAGCAACTCAGTAGGAAGTAAATTGATTCCAGGCCCAAAAGTTGAGCGCATTGCCGATTCGATTTCCTCTTTAATATCTGGCAAGCGTTTAGGAACAAAGCCTGCATTAGTAAGTCCGAAAGCCATTTAAAAACTCCTTTTAGACATCTACGGCTTGAGTAAAATCAATAAGCCCTTCTTTTGTAAGAGCTTGAAAATCTAATCTAGCTTCGCGTCGCTGCCTGTCATAATCAAAATTAAATGTTTTTAGCTCAATCACTCCTGGAGTCGTTAAAATAGTATCTTTAAAAATTTCCTGAAGCACGACAAAACTTGTATTTTTTTTAAAAACTTCTTGGAACCAAGGAACTCCAGCTTCTAAATCAAGAAACCATTCGCCCATAAAAAGCCTAAACTTGCATTGTAAGTGCTGACGAATAGCTTCTAGCCCTGTAGTTAGAGTCAAAGCATTATTCGTTAAAAGCAAATCTCCGTCTCTGTCTAATTGAAAACTACTCATTAAATTATCCCCACTGAAGTGTGCGAATCTCCTCCGCTATCAGTTCCTGAGCATTGAGCATGACCTACAATTTCATTTATAATAGCAGTGGCCAGAGCTAAACTCTGAGCAGCAAGAAAAGCATTCTCATCGTTATCAGCTCCAGACGGAACACGATAAGCTATTTCCATCGCTGCTTGAATAGCTGCTGCAAGCCTAGGTATACTTAAAGCCATAAGATATTTTATCCTTTTAAGATTTATTTTTCTAGCAAAGTTCTCAATTTTTTTTGAATTGCAACTTTAGCGTAGTAATTTCCGCGAATATCAGCCGTCATATATTCATCAATTACTTTTAAAAGCTCAACTCCTCTGTTCATAAACTGAATATGACCATTCGGTTTTACTCGAATTTCCATGTCTTTATTTTTGATTATAATATCGTTAGGATTATTTACTTTCACAGTATCCGAAAAAGGGTAGCAACCCGGGATTGCCACAGCGTCGGAAATATGATGCGTTCTAGTGTCTCCAGGCTCATCTCTTTCACCACTCGAAAGCCACTTTTCTAAACTTCTGTCTGAGAAAATTAAAAAAACAGAATCGCCAGTTTTTAAAGGGAGAGAAATAAATGCTTCATTCGCCCTAGGAAATGCCACCGGAACATTATAAATTATTCCAGGCTCTGTAACTGTATTGTCCGCGTTTTTTCTCTTAAAGAAAGGCTTAGCGTCAATTTTCTGCTTTTTATGGTCAAACCTAACCACCTCTGCAGGCATTGAAACTCTCAACTCCATTGTGTGAGAGTTTATTACCTTTTTAATAGATTCAAGAAGCGTCGGAACCGCTTCTGATTGTGGCTCTTCTTGCTCGTCTATAAATTCAAAAATCATTTTGTGCCCTCACACTTAGTCAAGAAATCACCTTGATGCGAATCTCCGTCATGAGTCACTTTTCTAACCTTAAAAATCCCTTCTAAAATCTTACTCTTTATTTTTACTTTAATACCTGGCCTAATATTAGGTTGAATTAATGAAGTAAACTCGACACCCTTTGCTGTCTTGCTTGGTGAACCAACTAAGCCAGTGTTTGAATCAAGCTCGATAATTACATTTGAAGATGCTTCCGTTTTAGGAATTATCTGAAGTGTTTCATCTTGAATAGACCACTCGAGCGCATTTGCTTTCGATAAAGTATCAAGGTGATCTCTTACTAAACCGGAAAGGGTGAGCCCTTGAGAATATTTTCTATCTGGTATTCCAGTTACTGAACCTTGATCTAGACCAAGCTCATCAATCAATTCATCATAAACCTGTTTTAAGCTTGTTCCTGGAGGAAAACCCTTGTCTAGTCTTGCATTTCGATATCTGTTACCGCCGTCTTGAACCTCTAAAGTAGTTATAATATCACCTTTATCGCCTTCTATTTTGTGAACCACTTTTTTTACATTCCCGACAAATATTTGCGCGACATTACCATTCACTCCGGTTACTAAACCTTGCGAAGTATTTTCAGGAATTCCCAAATAACCAATCTGAAGTCTAACCCGTGTGTTTTTTGCTTCTAGTAAAGATTTTGTATCTTTAGAAAGATTGTAAATTTCAATTTTAGAGTTGTTCGGATTTCCCTCATTAGTTTTTTCGCAAGTGAATTTTATGCGCAAGCCATCAATCTTAGTCACTTGACCAGTGGCAGGGATAATATCCAAAATTACTTTTCTTAAATATAAATCGGCCATAAATTTAAGCTACAGATAAATAAAACAATCGGCATCGAGTTCCCAAGTCTTCAAGAGTTGCTTCCATAAATTTCTTGCTCGTATCGAATAAAAGAAGTTTTCCAGGAGGCAATCCTACAATTTCAAATCTCTCTATGAGCTCATTGTTGATCGTCATGACCTGTCCAGCAATCAAAGCATTTTCTAAAGAGTCATAGATTGAAATGCTCCACCTGTTTTCTCTGGTATTCCAATCAAACTTTAAAACATACTCGGTATCCTCAAGCACTGTCCTAATCTTTAACGATGGTTCATTATTTTCTCTTACAATTGGAATTTCAAAAAATTGTGGCATATTGATTCCTTTAAAAAATACAAATTTCAACGTATTGCATTTGCTATACTTCTTAGTGTTGTAGGTGACCTTGGTGTTTCTGCTACGTAAGGCGAAGTAGCTGGGACAGCACTACTTGCTTGCTGCCCTGCATTTCTTGTTGCCCCAGCTAAAGCCGGAGTTGAGGTTGCAGGAGCAGTCGTCGTTTGACTTTTAACTATTCGAATTTCTTTCATAGTTGCTTTGAACTGCAAACTTTTCCCAGTTTGAGCTGTTCTAGGAACACTAAGCTCTGTGATTATCATGTTTTTATAGCGCTTCAATCCAGTCAGTACAGTAAAAGGCTTTCTGCTTTGCTGAAGCTTTGTGAGTTCGTTGTAAGCATCAAGCGAACGAGAACTTCCACCGAAAATAGTTGATACACTTCGAATAAGATTTTGAATGTTACCTATTACCGCATATCCAAGAGGAGTGTCTGTAATAACTCCTTCGATTGAAAGCTCAGCTGGCTTAAGCTGAACGTGATCCGTAATCTTAGCACCCTCCTCGACTGGGTTTTCTGTTAAATCGCAACTTGTCGTGTGTTGTTCGGAAACAGTGGCGTCAATCACTATCCCGGCAACTCCGCCGATTGTTTGATTTAAGCCTTGCTGAAGCTGTCCAAGCAATCCACCGTTGCCTTCTGTTCTCTCATCGATAACAACATTTTTTTGTCTGAAAAGTATTCCTAAGAGTCCCATTAGTTTAATTGTCCCCCTTCTACAGCAGCGCTTATAATGTTCGATTGTTCACCTAGAAGTTTTCGAGTTCCTTCTTTTACAGCGTCCGCGATATCTTCAGGCTTAGCACTGCTCTCAACTTTGATATTGATTGCCTGATTTAATCTTATGTCGTTTTTCTTATTTACAGGCCCAACAAATTTATCGACTGGTCCAGGAATATTGAAAGGACTCACGTAATAAGGAGTTCCGCCGCGGATTGATCTGTTTGGGTCAATTTCGTTTGCTCGATTTTGAATGGCATCAACAGACCTATTAAAATTACCTATTCCGCTAATTTCACTAAGAGCCCATTTTATTTTATCAGTAACACCTAAATAGTCATTTATTCTAACAAGCCAATCCCAAATCTGGCCTAAAGCTTTAGCGAAAGATTCCATTGCTGTGTTATCAAAAGAAGAAGTAAATTTTTCTTTGATTTTATCAAGAAGTGCCCCACCATCGACTTTAAAAACTAAAAGAGTATCTTGGAAAAATCGCATCATGGAGTTCCACTTATCGATCATCCAATTTATAGTCTCGAGCATCTTTTCCCAAACAGGCCCTAAAAGATTGTCTCTTCCTTCTAAATATCCTGCAAAATCATCGTAAAGAAGCCAAAGAACACCTAGTGCAGCAGCAATTGCACCTATAATAACAATTGCAGGAAGAAGAAGCTCCCAAGATGCCGCAAGCCCTGCCACAGCTATACCTATTTGCCCTAAAATAAATAACATAGGGCCTAAAGCTGCAACTATCCCCAAGATAATCACAATCCACTTTTTAGTTTCAGGAGAAAGTTTTCCAAAAGCTACAAGGACATCCTGAGCAAATTGAAGCAATTTGATTGCGTAAGGAGCTAAGATATCCCCAACTTTTGCCGCTTCTCTAGCAAGCTGATCTTGAAAGTTCGAAAATTGTCCGAGAAGGGTTTTAGACTGCTTCTTCATCAAGTCTTTGAATTTACCGTTTGAAAGGTTATTCAAAGCTTTTAAAACCTGGTCGTAAGTAATTCCTAAATCTTTTGTGTTGTTTGTAATGTCTTTAATCGAGTGGCCTGTCACTTTTGCAAGCTCTGCAATGATAGGAACTCCGGTCTCTGTAAACTGCATCAATTCTTGACCAGCTAAAACGGTTTTAGACTTCACTTGACCTAAAGCCGTGATCAAGTTCGGAAGTTTGTCCATTCCGACACCGGACGCAATATTTCCCAAACTATCTAAAGTAGGAAGAACATCATCTGCAGCAACACCGAAAGCCAAAAGTTTTTTAGAAGCATCAGCAAGATTTTCTACGTTGAAAGGAGTTTCTGCGGCAAAATCGAAAAGCTTATTTGTAAATTCAGCGGCCTTAGAAGCGTCTCCGATCATCGTTTCAAAGGCAACGCCTAATTGCTCAAACTCACCGGACTTCTTTAAAGCATAAGTTCCTGCCGCGGCTATAGGTAGAGTCAAAGCAACAGACATCTTTTGACCGATATCTTTAAAAGAAGTAGCCAAAGATTCCGCTTTTGCTTTCATCGAAGCAATGCCGGATTCAAATTTCTTCATTCCGGCATCGTCGACTTGAAATCCTAGTTTTGTGATTAGTTCTCGAATCAGCACGCTTACTCTCCTATTTTTTTGACTGCTTCTTTTGTGCCGAAGCTTGGAGAGCGGCGCGGTATGAAAGGACGTCGTTTGCTTCTGCTAGGTCATCAATAGACCAGTGAGTTTCAATTTCTTGCAATGTAGCAACATTTTCTAAAATAACGCGCCAGACTGCCCAGTCTACTTCCGGCTCTATAATGCCTTTATTCGCCCAGTTTCTTGTTTCTTGCTCGCTGGAATTTTGGGTGTAATTGCAGCGAGGTCTCCTAAAAAATCCGCGTATTGAAACGAAAGAATTTCTTTTAAGAGCCTGAATAGGTGACCAAGCTTTCCTTGAAAATCTATGTCGAAAACTATTGGCCTATTCGTATCACCATCAAAAATACTTACACATTTCAAAATCTGCTCGACTAAATTCAAAGTCTCATCCGCATCAATTCTTTGAGTGAGCGCGTCAATTGCCTCACCTATAAGATTCTTTTTTACATTCTCGTCGTCTGTTTGAGCTGTCAAAATACCTAAAGGCTTCCCGATAATCTTTGAAAGCCTTACAAGCAATGTCAAAGCCTGTTTAGCTGGGTATTGAGTCGCCAAATAATGGACTTCATCTATGTAAAAATCTTTGTCCTTCCTCACGTTTTAGCCTCCTTTTAAAATTAATTACCGCCGACAAAATGAATCAAGTTGTCAGTTTCAATAATCCATTCACGAGCAGAAGATTCCATTCCATATTCTGCGTTTGGTGCTTTTACGATCCAACCAGTTTC